GTGGCAGACCACGTGTAATTAGGTGTTGACTTTGTTTGGGATTCCGTGTATACTAGCAGAATAAATGTTCACGGAGTCTCAAATGAATTCTGTTCCTTCAATTGGTTCTACTGTTGTTGTTACTACAAAGATGCGTAGTTGGTATCTCGGTAACGAAAAACAACAAGCTAACTCTACTGTAGGTAAAGTGATAAAAAATCCTACCTGGCTTGGTGGTGATTACTTTTGTGTTGAGACTGGAAGCAAATACCATCCTATTTCAATGATCAACATTAACCGTGTTGAGTCAATCAAGATGGTCACTGGTGCAAGATACCTAGTACAAGATTTTCCTGTTGTAGGATCAAAAGGAAAGAAGTATACTGTCAAGAAAGCAAATGGTAGTTACTCTTGTAACTGTACTGGTTTTGAATTTCATGGTAAGTGTAAACACATTCAGTTAGTCAAGGAGGATGTATGGGCGTGATGAAAGATTTGTACACTGAAATGCTTGGAATGGCAATGGATTACATTGACCATGGTATGGATGAAGAGTGTGTGAAGGCTATGCTAATTGGATACCATGACTGTGATGAAGAAATTGCAAAACAAGTCTATGAAGAAGCATACACCGACGTTTGTTCGTACCATAACGACATGGCTCAGTTGTACCGACATGAAGAAAGAATACAATAAGGATAATAAATGAATCAATTAGGTAAACCAATTTCAGAAGTAATTAGAGACCGCCTTGATCAAAACAAGGTTCGTTATTTTGCATGTGACAATATCTCTGAATTTGTTTCAGAGAACGATCGTGAAGAATTAGTCAAAGAGCTTGAAACAAAGTTCCAAGGAGTGTTGGATTCTTTGGTCATTGATACTGAGAACGATTCTAATTCTAAAGATACAGCAAAGCGTCTTGCTAAGATGTATGTTTGGGAGCTAATGGCTGGACGGTTTGATAAACGACCAAAGGTAACAGCATTTCCTAATGAAGGACCTGGCCGATTTGAAGGCATGCTCGTAATCAGAGCTGAAATTACATCGATGTGTTCTCATCATCATCAACCTGTACGCGGTGTGGCGTACATTGGTATTATTCCTACTGGTGAAGTGATTGGTCTTTCAAAGTATGCACGAATTGCACAATGGTGTGCTCGTCGTGGCCAGCTTCAAGAAGAACTAGTCAATCAGATTGCTCGTGAAATTATGAAGAGCACAGATACTGAAAACGTAGCTGTGTATATTCAAGCGACCCATGGTTGTATGGAAAACCGTGGTGTTGAAGCTCACTCTAGTCTAACACAGACCTGTGTGGTACATGGATTGTTCCACAATGATTCTGTTAAGGCAGAGTTCTATAACAATGTGAAGATGCAAAGGGATGTATTGTGAAAAGACGTGAAGTGAAACCTGCACCTATCTTGACAGGTTTTATTAACAACATTTCTGGTGAATACTTTGAAGCCTATTTTATGGGTCAAGAAGATATTGAAGGAAAGCCATTCTACGTGTTGAAGATGAAAGATCATCCACGTGTAGTGAAAATGGCAACAAGTGCATTAAAGAAAACTAAACTGTCTGTTGACTCTTTTAAGAAAATGTGAGACAATAGATGGTTGTTAAAGGGAAGTCACGTACCCTATTATTATGTGACATTGAAATGGAGAAGTAAATTTATGAAAACTCAATATGAAACAATCTTGAACTTCCTTAACAAAGGACACCGACTAACCAAGCGCCAAGCTCAAAGCTGGGGTATCACTAACCTTTCAGCACGTGTTGCTGAGCTTCGTGCTCAGGGTCATTCGATCTACACCAACACCCGTAAGAGCGTTGGTTCGTTCTACAAACTTGGCAAGCCAAGCCGTAGCATGATTGCTGCTTCGTACGCAATCGCTGGTTCCGAATTGTTCGGCAGCAAGTAATTTTGGTGTAAACTAAAAAGAGCCGGCTCTGTCCGGCTCTTTTTTTATAGGTGTTACAATGAAAGTATACTTGGCTAAATTTACTCTTGATGGTAAAGTGGCATATAAGATTGGCCACACAAAATGGTTTCAAGCTATCAAAAGATTCAATGATGAACAATACAATATTTTTAACAATATTGAGATTTTAGATGATATATACATTCAGAGGGAAGATGCTCGTGAGGCAAGACAGACCGTTGAAATGATTGAGAAATGGCTACAATGCTTCTTCCGCAAAAACTTCTATCTCGAAGAGTATTTTAATAAACCAAATAAAACCTTTGATGGGTTGTCTGGTATAACAGAAATGTTTATACTACCAGAAGGCATGAGTGAGAGTTTTATTACAAGTGTGTTTTCTAATGTAAAGAAACACGTGAAGGAGAATTATAATGGCTAAAGATTTGTCTTTTATTTGGGTGACGTTTCAGAAAGAAGGTATTCATAGATATCCTCAAGCTGCTACAGACCCAAAGCTAGCAACTGGCGATTGGCTGGATGTTAGTTTCCTTGCTACTCCACACCGTCATATGTTCCACTTTAGAGTGGAAATGGAAGTATTCCATGATGACCGTGATGTTGAGTTCATTCAATTGAAAAGGATACTAGAGAGCTGGTATTCTAACGGTACACTATCTCTTAACTACAAGTCTTGTGAAATGATTGCTAAAGATCTACACGCTGATATGATCAAGCATTGGCCAGCTCGAGACATCGTGATCGAAGTATCTGAAGATGGTGAAAATGGATGCAGAATGTATTTTGGAGGTGAGAAACAATGATACACAATCCTATTGACTTTTGTCATATCACACCTACAAAGTACCTAGAAAAGTTTTCTCATTGGTCTAATAGTCATTTGGTATTGGCTCACCTTGTTGAAGAGAACGAGGAGTATGCTCGTTTTTATCGTGAAGAGGTCAAAGGCGAATTTAAGATCATGGATAACTCTGCTTTCGAGATGTTTAAAAGAGGGCAGCCAATGTATGACTCTTCTAAGATCCATGATATGGCAGAGAAGTGTGAAGCCAGCTGCGTTGTAATGACTGATCATCCAGGACAACATTGGAAACTCACTGTTAGAGAAGCAGAAAAGTTTCTAGCAAACAAACGTGGAAACTACAGCACATTCTTCGTGCCACAGAGTGAGCTGGGAGATATGGATGGTCTAATGAAGAGTCTTGCTTGGGCCATCAGCAACAAACAAATTGATCTAATTGGTATTTCTATTTTGGCATGTCCAATTGCTTGCGGTATCACTGAAAGACCTCACGGTAACGCAACCCACTATCGTAACGAATCTTTTAGGTTGCAGCGTTATCTGTCTCGGTTGATGGTGTTTGAAGAAATGGAACGCCGAGGATTGCTTGATAGCATGGCAACTTACAAGAGATTTCATTGCTTGGGTATGACAGAAGGTCCTAATGAAATCAAATTGCTACGAAAATACCACAAACATATTTCCTCTTGGGATTCTAGTGCTGCAGTGTGGTGTGGATTGAATGCTATCAAGTTTGATAGTTCTCCAACAGGTCTTGTTAATGGAAAGTTTGAGAAGGAAGTTGACTTTGACTTTGAAAAGGTGGACACTGCAACAGAGCAAATCTGTATTGAAAACATGAACTACATTAACAATCTTTGCGTTACAATGGGGAAGTAAATGTATAGGTACAACGAAGACAAGATCCTTAGTGAGTTGATTGACTATGTTTCGAAAACTTACGATCAGCATTATGTTGTAAAGCCAGGTAGTCAGGTAATTGATATTTGGGAAGCTTCTGGTTCATTAGAAACCACATCAAGAGATACAGCAATTAAGTATTTGATGCGGTATGGTAAGAAAGATGGTAAGAATAAGAAGGATTTGCTCAAAGCAATTCATTACATTATTTTGATGTTGTATGTGCATGGTAAAGAAGTGGAACAATTATGTAACACGGAATCTTTTCAAGGGGTCCCAAACACTTCAGCCTGGATTGGGTCAGGTGGGATAGCACCATGCAATACAGACATCAGTAGTATTGGGCGAGATTTACTTAATAAAGGAAAGGCGTGAAATGAAACATATTTTAGGAACTAATTCTAGGAGTTTGTTGACAGAAGTTGAGCCTCAAGACTCCCAACCCAATGCTGTTGATCTGAGACTTGATCAAGTATTCAACATTCATCCTGAAGTGTTTACTATCAACGAAGAGTTTAAAAAGCATCGTGGTACAAGCATTGTTCATCCAGACGATCTTGGTTGGTACCAGCTGCTACCAGGTCACTATGAAGTAGTAATGAAGAACATTATTACTGTTGGAGATGGAGAAGCTGGTTGGGTAATTACTCGTTCGACATTGAATAGAAACGGTGTGTTTCTAACATCAGGATTGTACGATAGTGGATATAACGGTGTGATGGCTGCTGTAATGCACGTGACGATTGGTGCTATAAGGATTCAACGTGGTACAAGGATTGGACAGTATCTTTCTTTTGATAGTGAGATGTTGAGTAAGTATCAGGGATCCTATGGTTTGGACTCTGAACATGATAAAAAATACGGAGTAAAATAATATGGAATTAAAAATTGAATTAGCAGAGCTACAAAAACGAAAGCTGTTCGTAGCGACGCCAATGTATGGTGGACAGTGTGCTGGTATGTACACAAGGTCTATTTCCGACTTGGCTGCCATTTGTGCAAAGTATCAGATTCAGCTTCAGTTGTATTTCTTGTTTAATGAGTCGTTGATTACTCGTGCTCGTAACTACTGTGCTGATGAGTTTATGCGCTCCAATGCTACCCATCTAATGTTCATTGACTCAGACATTGGATTCAACCCTCAAGATGTTATTGCAATGCTTGCAATGATGACAGAAGAATCTGATTACGATGTTATGGGTGGTCCATATCCTAAGAAATGTATTTCTTGGGAAAAGATTGTTCAGGCTGTTAACAAAGGTGTTGCTGATGACAATGCTAGCGTACTTGAAAAGTATGTCGGTGACTATGTGTTTAATCCTAAAGGTGGTCAGAATGAGATTCCTCTCAACCGTCCTGTAGAGGTTCGTGAGCTAGGAACTGGTTTTATGATGATTCGTCGTAAGACTTTTGAAGAGTACCAAAAAGTATACACCCACCAGTGGTACAAGCCCGATCATGTTCGTACAGCAGAGTTTGATGGTTCACGTGAAATCATGGCATTCTTTGATTGTATCATTGACCGTGGATATCAGATGGAACAATTGGATCTCTTGTTGGCAGACATTGCAGAAGGTAAAGATCCTACAGAACTACAAAAACGTGCTCAGTTCCTGTTGAACCAAACAAGCAATGCTTCCAAACGCTACTTGTCTGAAGACTATATGTTCTGCTATAATGTAGACAAGATGGGTCTGAAGAATTGGTTATGTCCTTGGATGCAGTTGCAGCACGTTGGTAGCTATGTGTTTAGTGGTAGCCTTGCCGATCTTGCTTCAGTAGGAGCTTCAGCTACAGCAGATGCTGGCCAGCTGAAGAAAAAGAAATAATGAATAAGCAGGAGGCTAGAACCTATCTCGAATACAATAAAGAAATTGTAGAAGACATTATATCAAACATGAGTGCTGTGATTGAGCAGCATGTTGATGATACACAAACACTGATGTTAGTAACAAGTGCAATGTTTTCTGTAGTACAAAAATGTTATGTAATCATTTTAGGTGAGGAAGGCGCAGCTTTATTCTTCAAAGAAACATCTGAAGCAATGCTGAAAAAGAAACAGAAGTTAAACTGATTAAGGACTTTATATTATGAAATTATCGAGTAGAACGATTCAGCTGTTGAAGAACTTCTCGCTGATCAACCAATCGATCGTGATTAAACCAGGTAACACTCTTGCATCACTCTCGACCCTCAAGGAAGTGATGGCAAAGGCTACGATTACAGAGACATTTGAACGGCAGATAGCAATTTACGAAATCCAAAAGTTTCTTGGAATGCTATCTCTGTTCAAAGATCCTGACATCGAGTTCAAAGAGAAGTTTATGCGTATCAAGCAAGGTAAGGAGTATGTAGACTATTTTTATGCAGACCCAAGTCTAATTGTTACTCCTGGTGATAAGAAGCTTCCTCCTGGTAATGTTGTAGCACAGTTTGATCTACCACAACAAACACTTTCATCTGTATTGAAAGCATTGCATGTTCTACAGTTGCCTTCTATTGTTGTTGAAGGTGACACAGAGAATGTAAAGATGTGTGCAACCGATGTATCGAACCCAACTAGCAATAAGTACGAGGTTGAGGTAGGAACAAGTGAGCATGCATTCAGTAGTGTATTCAAAGGTGAGCGAATCAAAGTGCTTCC